ACCCACACTCCTTAAATTATTTCTCTTGCTGCGGCGTCCCCCCTGCCGCAGCGGCGGAACGCCATGATATGCAAATAAATTATAGCAAAAAGTTAACAATCTGTAAATGCGCCGAGCACCATCTGACGAATTTTGTGCATTCAGCACAGTTTTTCGCCCTTTAAGCGCGGAAAACGGGACATCGCGCCCTCTGCTCTCCTGCTCTGCGATTTCCTTTACATAACAAAAGAACAGACCTTACGGTCTGCTCACAGTCTGTCGGCGAAACTGTGGTTTCACGACAGTCTAAAAGTATAAGCGCATTCCGGCCTGCACTCGCCCCACCCAATCGAAGCCCAACGCCGCGGGTTCGATTGGGATAGGAGGAGCAGCGGCGCGAGCGCACTCTGACTTTTTGAAAAAAAATCGGAGCAAGCGATACAAGGCTTGCTCCGATGTGGTGCCGGCGGGGGGACTCGAACCGCCTATAAGTTACGGTATATCTGACGATTTTAACTGTTGTGTTGCATGGTGTGTTGCATATAGAAGAAAAAGAGGGCGCGATGCCCTCTTTTTATTTAACCGCCTTTGCGATTTTCTTTACAAGTTCGTCGCCCCACTGGTAGCGTCTCAGGTATTCAATAGTCTGCTGTTCCAAACCGACGTTTTCACGCAGAATATCAACAGCTTCCTGTACTTCGGCAGTGCAATCCGGCACAAACGTGCGGCTCTGCGGCGCAGTGATGGACGGCTGCTGACGGATTGCGTCGTAAACCACGTTAAAGCCTGCCTGCTGCAAGCTACGCATTTTGATGTAGTTCACATCGTTTTTATCAATACACTCGCAGTCATACGCTTTACCGTTCAGCAGTACCTTTTTGCTCTTAACCAACTCTTCATCTTCTTTCTCGGTCAGCATAGCGAGGAATTTTTCCCACAACTGCGGGTTGCGTACCCACGGTTCGGGGCAATCCTTGTGTGTCACATCATAGTGACGGCACACGCGGCTGATTGGCACACGGTACTTTGCCATCAGCTCACGGGTCAGCTTTGCGGCGCGCTTCATGGTTTCCTCAGGGATAACGTACACGCCATTCCGGATAACGCTGCACATCTCAATGCCGATGGAGTTCGCGTTGCGGCAATCGTTGTAGTAACTGCCGCCGCGTTCCCTGCCGCAATGCCATGCTGTGTCGCTGTCCTTTACGCTCTGGTAAATCTCGTTCGGGTCTACAAAGTAGTGAGCCGACGCTTCCACTACTTCGCGTGCGAAATAATCCGCGTTATTCTGCGCGGTATCGCCGTTGTTCGCGGTAAAGTGCAGGCAAATCCAGTTGATCGGGAACTCTCTGCCCTTGCGGTAGTTACTGGGATTACAGCCCTTAAAAGTGATTTTCATTTTTCCTCATCTCCGATTTTGTCCACCGCGTCCTTTGCGGCAGAAAGTGCCTTTTGCAGCCACGCCGGAACGGGTGCACCGAGGGAAACCGCGTTCTCCACGATACTGCCGAGTTCCGTCAGCGTGTACCATACGACAACGAGAGGGCAGAACAGCACAGTGTATTCAAACGGCAGTGTGACCATGGGCAGATGCCCCACAATCGTTCCGACAAGCAAATCTGCACCGCCTGCAACCGCTACAATAGCAATCTGTGCAACCTTGCGCGTAATGCCCTTCCATGCAATCTTTTTGTTCCATGCACCCGCCTGCATTGCCGCCGCCGTGCCCGTCAGGTAGTCCGCCGCCATCGCGACAACAAACAGCACTACAAGCCAACCGAACCACCCCCACAGGGCGGTAAGGACGGCAACGCAAGCGGTAACAGCCGTCTTAAAATTGTTTACATTATCCATGCTTTTCTCTCTTTCTGTTGTACTTCTGCGTGAGATACAGCTCCGTAATCCTGCATTTGCGCACCGCCTCGCGGATTTCTGCAAAGTCCTCACGCTGTCTGATGTGCTTCGGAAAAAACTCATCAACGATCATGTTCGGTGCAGCGGTGTTTTCTGCGCCCTTCATGTTACACCTCCTGCTTCAGCATTTCGGTCAGCGTGTTGTACTCGCTTTCGGTGAGCTTGCCTGCTGCAAAAAAGATGTCGATCTTGTCTGCAAGGCCGTCGGTATGGTTCTTCTCGATCATGCGCTTCAAAGTACGAAATAACATTGTGTTTGCTCCTTTCATTCGTTGAGACCCAGTTCAAGCAGGGTTAACCTGTATTCGTGGTCTACCATCATAGCGTTTGTGTCGTCCTCTGCGGTTGGCTCGGGTTTAGGTAACGCCGCCTTGTCCGCCTCGATTTCCTCGGCAGTGCGCTCGACCAGAACGCTGTCTACGAGCTTATAACGCAGAATCGCGCCGTCGTAGAGCGGCTTATCGAGATAATGGCTCTGCGCGAGCGAAAACCTATCGCCATAGCCTTCATCGATTTTTGTCCATCCGGTGAGATCTGCCGGGAGGGAATACTCTCCTTCGAGCCGCAAAACACGGCTTTCACTGTCGCAGAGGACGTATACACGGGATTTTGGGGTTTGCATGGTGTGTCACCTCCTTATAGATCTTTGGAAACACTGAAATGCGCATCCTGCCAAACGCAAGGACCCACTGGCATAGTCTCAGTCGAAGACACGGCAAAAAGTAAATAACTGTCAGCTTCTACAACGCAATAAGCATTGTTAACAACATGGAAACCTCCATCTTTATCAACAATATTGCCATAGTTAGAAATAGCTTGGACAGGTGTAGCAGATGATTGACGCATAGTAACAGGAATCGGAACAACGCAATAAGCTGTGGTACTTCCTGAAATGCGTCCGGGCGCATCTCTCTGCATATCACCGAGATGAAACCTCTGACACCTTCGCAGCTGCTCCCCGAAATTAGGGATTTCGTTGAGCACCCACTTGTCGCCCTCCTTGTGCGCGAGGGTCTGGGTGGAGCCGAGTTCGAGCTTGATAGCGATGATGATAGCAGAGTTATCTGTTGAACCAGTAAAACCGAAATTGAATCTATTCGCTGTGGCAGTCGAAAACGTAACGCTGAGAATACCGCTTGCATCTTTGCTTTCTGTTTGGGCGATGTCGCCATCCGTGCGATTTCCGGCAAGCAGGCGTAGCGAATCAGAACCCGTTCTATCTCTGTAAAGTAAAGACAGCGTATATGTCGCATTCGGTAAAGTGTTTTCGAAGTATTGCTGCACATCCCATTTGCCGCCAATTTTTATACCGCCGTCAACAACGCTAAGCGACGTTTCGTATTGCGTCCACCATCGGTCAATCGAGTATGTAGCGTTACCCGTATACTCCGTCTGCCCCCTCTGGTTCACGGGTCTGCCGAAGTACCAGTTATCGAGCAGGTTCGGGTTGACACCGCCGCCGGATGCTGTCAGTGCTTCGGAAACAGGCGTGGGGTCTGTCGCGCTAACCGGAATGGTATCGCCTCGAATTTCGAGCTTTTTTCGCAGTTCAGCAGGCGTATCCGCGCCGGAGATAATCTGTGCCGCTCTCAGCGCAGCGTCGATTTCTTCGCCGCTAAACTGTGATGTATAAGTATCAGGCATTACACAACCACCTTTCTTGTGAATTTCTCATTAAAGCCTTTGCCGTCACGAGTGACAAACCGTCCGGAAGAGCTTGCACGGTATACACGGTAATAGATGAGCACGCAACCGGGCGCACCGTCGCCGCCACTGGAGCCGTTGCCGCCAGAACCGCCGGAATGGCTCCACGTGGACACGGCTTGCGTCAATCCGCCGCCGCCTCCTCCGCCGCCTCCGTGACCGCCGCCACCGCCGCAGCCGAGCATGGTCGGCGTGTTCGGAATGATAGTTGCGTTGCCGCCAGAGCCGCCTGCGCCGCCTTTTGCGAGCCATCCGTAGCCTTGATACTCCGTAATGTCAAAATGCGCCCATTCCAAGCGTCCGACATTGCCATCTCCTCCCGCGTTGCCCATAGCGGCGCCGCCGCCACCGCCACCGCCAGAAACGCCGATCTGACCGTCGTGTTTACCCCCGCTACCACTTGCACCCTTGCCACCTGCGTAGCCGAGGGCGTTCCCTCCGTCTTTGCCTGCACGAACCTTGCTATCATCGCTTGTATAGTTTGCTTCGCCGCCGTTGCCTCCATCTCCGCCCTTGATGCCGTCGTCTCCGACTTGAGCGTAAAACTGGTTGTTGACCGGGTCTGCAAAACCAATATCGGAAGATGAGCCGTTTTCAGAGGATAGCGAGCCGAACTTTGTTTGCACGCCAGACGTACCGGCTACGCTGCCGTCCGCGGAATATACGCCGCCTTTGCCGCCTGCACCAATTTGCACTGCGTAATTCGTTCCGGGCGTAACATCCATTTCAACGCTGTAAACCTTTCCGCCCTCGCCGCCTGCGCCTGCTATGCCGCCTTTGCCGCCTGCGCCGCCGTTGTACACATTCTTGCCATCTTCGCCCTCACATCCACTCGAACCGCCAGACCCTCCCCCAATCAGCACTACACGAATACTCGTCACATTCTCCGGCACAGCCCACGTTCCATCTTTGGTCAGAACTTCTACCGTGTCGTAATATTCCTGTACACCAATATCCGGCGGGAAATAGTCAATCAGCACGCTTTCCTCTGCTGCAAGTTTACCGGATACCGTAATATCCGCGCTTTCAATGCAGCCGGAGACTGTACCGCCGTAAGGATGCGCAATCTTCACTACATCACCGGGGGTTTCGCGCTTAGTTGCGATTTTGTAATTGATACGTTCGTTGTGGCTGTAATACTCGGCAAGGCGTTCTGCGACTGCCGTTGCATTTACGAGAGATACGAGCGTTGCGTTCTCTACCTTAACCGTATTGTCGGACTGCGTAACGAGTTCGCGTGTTTTCGGTTTAATCTGCTGCATTACCTGCCGGGTAACGTGCGTGTACTTCTTGCCCGTCAGCACGCCCGAACCTGCCGAAACCGTTGCCCAATTTGCACCGCTTGCAAGAATGGAAAAGCCGGATGCCGCGAGGTCGTAGCACGGTTCGTCGAAAGTGATTTTGTCGCCTGCCGACGTTGTTCCCTTGAAAAGCTCTGTCGTTTCCGTTGCGCTCTGCGAATAGGCGTGTTCGGTCACGATTACCTCAGTAACAGGCGTTGCGTAATCAACCGTACCGCTTGCGTAGATTTCGCCTGCGTCGATTGCGCTCGCCTCGCCGCTCCACAGACCTTCAATGCGAATTGCACCGTCAAAGTCAACCTTGAACGTTGCGCCAATCGCGAAAAGCACCTGCGTGAGGTTTTCACGCCGTGTTGCGATAGGAAGCCAACCGTAGAGCTTGATGTTCTGCAAGTTCGTTTTGACGTAAACCGTCAGCGGACTGCAAATGTCCTCGCAAACCTCTTTTACGGTTTCACCTGTGTAAATGCCGCCGTCATGGTAGGTCTCGTCAAGCAGACCGACGGTCGAAGTGCAGGCGAAATGATAGGTGTTGATGGATGTTCGACTGATTTTCTGCACGTAGAAAATGCCCATCTGTTCATCATCATGGAAGAAGATCAAAGGCGTGTTGCGGATGAAATCGGTGAGGGTGGTATCATCCGACACAACATCGAACTCCAACGTGTCAATCGTCAGCACATCGCCAATAGGCGAACGTTCAGAGGTTGTCCGTCCTTCTTTTACGTCGAGGTTTGTAAACGTGCGGTCTCCGTAAATGATTGAATTTCCTGTCATGTACTCACCTTATTTCTGTATCAGCGGAAACGTTAAACCGCTCCAATATTCCGTACCGTTTCGAACCATAGCGAATGTGGACGGAAAATTGTTTGAGTAAAACTGTCCGCTTTTCGTGCTGTTCGTCACCGGGTCTGTGTACGTCAGCATCACAAACTCAGGCTCGATAGCGGACAGGATTTTTGCCTGTTCTGCCGCCGTAATGGGGCGGCAGGTAACGTCAAATCGAATTTTGATAGCCACGCGGTCACGCTGCATTGTGCCGTCGAGCATTCGCCCGGCATTCTTGCCGTCAACGTCAGACCTCTGCCACTTGATACCGCCATACGCGATGTATGGCGTTAAATCCAGATTTCCGACTTTCAAAATCACCTGCTCACCCCCGTTACGAGACTCGTGCCCTTTTCACGGGCAACTTCGTTATTGTATTTGTACAGCGCACGGCTGACGACCTTACCGTCAAGCGTAATGCTGTTATCCTTGTCGTCGATTGCTTTTACGATCATGCTGCCGATTGCCATTACCGCGTTAATTACACCGTCGTTCGCGGATGCAATGCCGCTTACGATCTGATCGTTGTTTGCGACTGCGGTTCGGTTGCCAATCTGACCAACTATCTCTGCACCGTTCTCGCCTGCAACAAACAGTGAACCGTGTGCCGGGAAGCCGCCGGACGCAAACATTCCAATATCCGGCGAGCCGGATAGAGAGGTATAATCGTTGAGCAGCTTCGTGTTCGTGTTTACGAACGAGCGGTTTGCGGCAGTCAAACTGTTCAGCGAACGAGAATAATTCTGCGTGCTGCTTTTACTCGACAGCGCACTTGATGCCACGCCTGCGACCGCGCCACCGAGCAGGAACATAAGACCGAGCGGAATTTGCCCCATGAGGATGAGCGCAACGCCTATTGCGACGGACGCGCCTGCAACAATTGCAGTAAGAGATGCAAGAGCGGACTGCACCTGCGCTTTGAGGTATCCCCAGTTGACGGCAACCGCCGTCGCTCCACTTGCAATGCCTGAAACGATCATGCCGAGACCGAGCGGCACATTCGCACCCGTAAACAGCATGATTGCACCCAGAGCAAGGAATGCAGCACTGACGATTGCGGTTACAGCGGTAATCTGCTGACGCAGTTTCGTGCTGAGTGCACCCCAGTTCGCCGCTACCGTTTTGCCGAGAATGAGTGCGCCTGCGGCGACCAGACCAAGGCCAACCGGAATTTGACCGGCGAAAAGCAGAACCGCGCCGATTGCAAGCATAGAACCGGCAACGTAAACCATGATGGAAGAAAGCACGCTCTGTACCTGTGCCGGTATCAGTGACCAGTTTGCGGTAAGCGCCGTTGCAATACCGGCTGCACCGAGTGCAATCAAGCCAATACCAATGGGGAGATTGCCACTCAGGGCGAGGATAACACCGAGCGCAAGCGCCGCGCCGGATGCAGCGAGCGCGATTGCTCCAAGAGCTACACTTACATTGGTCGTCAGCATACCCCAGTTAAGAGCAGCCGCAGCTCCGATAGAAACCGCACCTGCAACCATTAAGCCAATACCAAGCGGCACATTTGCTCCGCTGAACGCAAGCAGAGCACCAACCGCAAGCAGAGCACCGCCGAGAACAAGCGTTATTGCGCTGACTGCCGCTCTAACCTGCTGACTTACACTGCCCCACGCAAGAGCCACACTGCCGCCTACAGCTGCGATACCTGCCGCCATGAGCGCGATACCCAGAGGGATGTTCGCACCGGAAAAAACCATGATTGCGCCAATGGCAAGTGATGCACCGCCGAGAATAACGAGCAGACTTGCAACCGCGCCCTGAATGTATGCGTCCATGCTGTGCCACGCAACGATAGCCGAACCGGCGAGCAGCGTACCACCTGCAACCATCATTCCGATGCCGAGGGGAATCTCCGCGCCGCTGAACACAAGGATTGCACCGAGCGCGAACAGCGACGAACCGCAAACAAGCATTACGCCTGCAAGGGCGGTTGCGACCTTACTGTCCATTGCATTCCAATAGATAGCTGCTTCCGCCGCAAGACCGACCGCACCTGCCGCCATAAGTCCAATACCTAACGGAATGTTTACGCCTGTGAACGCAAGGATTGCGCCGAGCACAAGCAAAGCGCCCGACATAATCGCACTGATAGCACCCACCTGCGATTCAATCTGCTTTTTCAGCTCATCAGTCCGCTGATTGAGTCCGGCGAGAAAATCATATTCCGGCATATCAAGGCCGAGGTCGTTAGAGCCAGAGGCGGTATTCTGCTTATCGAGCACGTTCAATTCATCAATGCCGAGAACTGCGTTTTTCAGCTTTTTCAAGCTGTTCGTCGTATCGTCTGCATCGTCTCCCACGCCGGACAGACCATTCTGCATACCGGAATAATCAATCTTCGGCAGGGTAAACCCCATGAGCTGTGCCATGCGCTGTACTGCATCAGTCAGCAGCTCTGTAAATACTTGCAGATACGGCAACACCTTTTCGATAATCGGAATAAAGAGATTGCCGAGTGCGCGTGTCAACTGGTTTAACTGTTGGTGCATAATTCGCATTGCGTTCGCCGGAGTCTGGACAGTTCGTGCAAGGTCTCCCATGGAGTTTTTCGACTGTTCCATGATTGCAATGTAACGCAACTGGGATTTTTGCCCCTGCGTCATGCTGTTCACGCTCAGAGAAATACCGTGAGCAAGTGCAACCTGTTTCAGCGTTGCTTCATCAATCGCATAACCGAGACGACGCATAGGCTCGATTTCGCCCGCGATGCCGCTTTCGAGTTTCTGCATTGCATCTTCAATCGAGATGTTATAGAAAGAGGAAATGTCGTAACCGAGCTGTGTGAGGTTTTTCGACATAGTGTTCGCCTTGGTTTCGAGCACGCCAAAGCCAGATGCAATCTGCTTGAACATACCCTGATACCTCATCCACTCGGAAACATCAATGCCGACAGCCTTGTTTACCGCCTCTGCATATTCAAAGGCACTGTTTGCCGCATTACCCATAGTTACGCTGAATAGGTTCATATTCTCAACGTAGGCGTTCGAGTTGACCACCCAGTCAGAAACCTTATCCGCTGCACGATCAATAGCAGCGAACGAGAGAAAGCCTTTCATCATGCCGGACAGACCGATACTCGCTTTCTTCGTCGAGGACGGCACTTTGTCCGTCGCAGCAATGAGACGCTGAATTTTAATCGGGAATGCGTTAAAGCCGTTCGAAACTTTCTGCATTTCGGTCGAAAGAGGACGAACAGCGTCAGCGGTTTTCTGCATTTGCGTTGCGAATTTATCGAGGTTTGTCTTTTCGAGCTGTTCCGTTACTGTGTCGAGCTTTTTCAGCGTGTTGATAACCGAGTTCATGCCGGTTGCCTTTTCGACAGACGACACGCTCTGCATAGCGGAACTAAGTGCCGCAAACTTGCCTGAGTCTACATTCAGCGTTTTAATTGCTTCGTTCAGCTTTGTCAGCCGGTTTGCGGTTTTCGTTAGATCATTCTGCCCGAACGTCAGATTACTAAGTGCGGTTCTGAGCGAGGACAGCTTTGATTTCTGCACATTCAGACGGTCAATGGCACTGTTTACCTTATCCAGACCACGAGCAATCGTGTTCAGTCCAGAACCACTTTTGGAGGCGTTTTTGAGTTCTCCGAGGGTTTTTATTAAACCGTCAATGCCTTTCGACGCTTTATCGGAATTACTGGATATTTCAAGTTCCAGTGCATCAAGTTCTACGCTCATGCGTTCACCGCCTTTCCTTATGTATAAATAAAGGCCGCACGCAACCGTGCAGCCCTGTTCGCCATTACGATGGGCGAATTGTTATTCTTTCTTTTCGAACCGCTTTGCTGTGCTCTCTGCCCAGTTCTTGAAGAACAGCTCAGCACGCAGACGGTCGTTTTCACCTTCGCGTTCTTCACGTTCTTCACATTCCTCTGCTGTCTGCTCATCCGTGAGCGGATACGGCTTTTCCCGATACGGAATGGCCTTTGTGCCGCGTTTTGCATTCGGATGAAGCAAGGGCGATGCATCGCAAATTGCCTCGTAAAAGTACATGCCTTGCAGCCACAGCATTTCGTTGCGCCTGCGTAAGCGCATTCTTTCGGCACGATGGTAGGAGACCACTAACCATGGGTCTCCGTACCAATATTGCTCATAGGTCATGCCGATTGAAAGATAGAAGGGTTCATCGTGTTCGAAAACCTCGGTCATAGACTGTGGAACGCGACTTTCGGGGGCGCTTGTCTCGCTCCCCGTATCGCTTACAGCTCCACAGTCACGCCGCCGTTTTTTGCTGCATCCTCATCAGCAGCAATCACGTTCGTCAGCGCAGCCTGCGCATAGAGCTGATTGAGACGTTCGATGAGCTGTGCACTCATGCCGCCCATGCGGTCGAGCAGAGCGTCAGTCTGCGAACGAGAAACGTTCTTGTGATGGGCGCGGAACGAAAGATAAAACAGCTCCGGGATTGCGGTTGCCGGGAAATCGGCAATCGAATTTACCTTGAAGCCGCGTGCCTCAGCAAAGCGAACCGCTTCACGGTTGAAGTCAAGTTCGTATACCTTGCCGGACTTTTCGTCAGTCAGACGAACGGGCATTACTCGATCATTGGTGTTCATTTCTACGACATTTGCCATTGCAAAAACCTCCATGCGCCGCCTATGCGGCTATTTTCGTTATTTTATATACTACGTCGGTCAGGCTACTGCCACTCAGGCGGTCGGCTTCGCTTCCCACTGAGGTGCACCGGTCGGAGTCACGTACAGCGTAGCTTCGAGCACATCGCCAACCTCAGCGCCGGGCATACCAAGTGCGGACGGAGTGCCGGTGAAATACAGTGCCTTTTCCAGACCAGGAATGAGAATGCACCACCACGTTGCCTTGCCGGAATCCGCAGCGGTCTTAGCTGCCTGCACAACAGTTTCCCATGCAGTAACAAGGTCTTTGGTGAGGTTTGCGGTAAAAGAAAGCGCGCCGCCGAGGTCTTTCAGACCGTCAATGTAGGTCTTATACTCGGTCTCTTCCAGAGTGGTAGTTTCGAGGGTTTCCGGTTCGGGGTTCATCTCCGGAATGCTCTTGATTTCCGGCACCTTCGTGTAACCTTCAGTCGGACGAGTGTCTGCGGTGGTCTCGACCGCATAATTCAGCGTAATACCGGCAGTAGAAAGTCTGATACTCATACTTACCTCCTGTAAATTCTATAATTATCCGAAACAACAGCACGGTAACGCGCTGTAATTCGGTAAATTTTCGAGTCTTGGTTTTTTGTCTGCGCTTTCATCGTGCGGACAAATCCAAGGCTCTGCATTTTCTCATCGAGCAGGACAAGAATGGCTTTGCATTCCTGCTTCGCGCCACTCGTTTTATTGGAATAAATGTTCAGCGTGTACATCAAATTTGCGTGATGTTCGCGCATTTCGTCGGTCAACGATTTCTCGTAAGTGTAATTATCGCTTTCAATTAGCGTGATACACGGAAAAGAAACGGGCGTGTCCACTTCCTCGCCATAGCGAGAACCTTTCGGGTATGCGGCAGTGAATGTTTTCGCAACTGCGTCAAACACAGTGCTTTCAATATCAATCACCGAAACACCTCCCTCACAATACGTTCGACGGACATTTCCATCTCCTTTGTGGCGAACCACATCGGCATAGCCGCCGGATTGCCGTGCGTAAAATGCTTTCCGTCCTCGTCAATGTACACCCACGTATCGCGTTTGCCACGGCCTTTGCCATACTCACCGATTTTTGCAACCTCTTTCGGGCGGTTCGGATACGGTTCTTTGCCGTTATGGTGAACACCTGCGCCGAACTCAATGAAGCACACGGCTTCACCCTCTGCGAGGATTTTATAGCCTTTGTCGGTTGGTTCAAGCGATACAGATACATCGTTAATGCCGTCATACATCGCGGTTGTAAACCGCACAGACGCTTCGCGAACACCAATCAGAGCAAGACGATAGGTAAGTTCAGCGCTTTTCTTGTCCACCCACGTTTTGTAGGCTTCAAGCTCTTTTACTGCCCTATCAATCGACCGTGAATTGAGCGATAGCTTGATTTTTTTACTCATCGACCGTCACTTCTTGAATTGCAAAAACAATGCTGTTCTTCCATGGAGCGCGTTTCTTTACCACATAATTGTGCGGTTCGTCTGTGCTTTTACCGTCGAGCCACAGCACAGCGTGTTCGGAAATTGGACACGTTGTGTCCGCTGTGCTCATGGTTCGGTCGTAATCCGTCAGCGTACCGAACGGTTCTATGGATGCATCGCCTTTATTGGACGACACAGTGAGAAAAGCTACCTGCAATTCGCCGTATTTAGGAACGGGAGAACCAGTTAGATTGCCGTATTCGTCCTTCGTTTCTTCCTGCCCCTCATAAAGGCGAAACAGCACTTTAGAGGCGTTTCGGGCGAGGCTCATCATAAGCACACCCCCACAGCAGGGACGATACGATTCAGCAAGTCGCTGTCGTCGGCATTTGCATAAGAACGCGAAATACCGTTTTCCGTGTGTCCGATCTCGCCCTCGCCGCCGCGACGGGCAATCATCCGGACTGCCAGTTCACATTGCAGCGTTTCGTATCGAGACGGGACTTCAACCTTTGACGTGCCGCACGGATAAGCTGTAGTAAGAATGCGCTGCGCGGCAACATTCAAATAGGTGTTAATCTGTTCGTCAGATACGTTCATGTCGCTGATTAGAGCTTTTACCATGCCCAACTTCTCATCTGCTGTCACTGCGCAGCACCTCCTTTACTTATGTTTTGCTTCGCCTCTTGGCTTTCGCGAGGTTTTCTTCTCCGGGATAACGTCCGGGGTTACATCCGGGGTAACGTCCGATGCGGCCTCCGGCTCAACGTCCGGGGTAACGTCCGGTCTGGCTACTTCGAGCACCTTCTCCGGCTTCGCGAAATTCATCTCTTCGGGTCTCAGACCCACAAATCTGCAAGCCATACTGCACCGCCTTTAGGCGTTGGCGGTTGCTGCCGCAGACAGGTAAATGCCGTTTGCCTTCTTCTCGAAGGTGAAAATATCGTGATAAACGCGATAATCAAACTGCCATGCATCAGCCTTCTGGTTGGTGTCCGGGTCGAAGATGCGCGGCAGGGCGTGCTTCGTAACCTGAGTTACTGCACTCGGATGGATGAGCATGAAGTTGATCGGGAAACTCGTAGTCTTGGGAATTTCGTAGCCAAACTTCGACTCGCCATCGTTCAGGGTGATGCCGGTGTTGAAGCGATTCTTCGGAACGCGAACAATCGGAATGCCGTTATAGCTGTTGATTTCGCGGTTTACGCCGTTCTCGTTCGCGAGATAACGGGTAATGTTGCCCTTGAACGCGGAATAGGTCTTTTCAGACATGAAGCAGACCAGACCCTCGCGCGGCACTTCGTTGTCACCCATTTCTGCAAGCGCTGCATCGATCATTGCTGCAACATCGGTGTCTGCTGCAATGTCAGCCGCGGTTGCCTTGGTGATGCCGGTTGCGCCTGCGAGCTTCGAGAAACGGTAAGCGTCAAGCTCCGGAACAACCTTAGTGCGGATAAACTCACCTGCCAGAGTGCCGAATGCCATGCCGAGAGTTTCCTCGTTGTCCATGCGGTCGACCATGAAGGAAACGCCGCGATCCTGCGACAGCTTGAAGGTCTCCCATGCGCCGGTTACGGAACCGGACTTGAAGCCGCTGTTTCGGCCATAATCTGCGAGACCGTCCATATCGGACTTAAAAACCTGAACGGTATCTGCGCCAACAAAGTTCATACGTGCTGCCGTAACGTCGAAAATGGAGGTCAGCGATTCGCGCTTATAAACCTCATCAAGTAGCGGCTGAAACTTCTGCGCAAGTACAATGTTATTTGCCATGCTTATTACTCCTTTTTACTTGCCGTCGGATACAACAGGCAGACCCATAAAGCCGCGCAACTGCGCGTCCTGCGCTGCATCCTTGTCCTTGCCGTTCAGCGGATTGCCCGAAGAAATGCCCGGCTGATTGTCGAGCGAGCCTGCAACAGCGGCTTTCTTCTGCGCCTCGGTGAACGCTTTCTGCGATGCAAAAATCGTGTCGAACTTACCATCTGCGAGCGCAACAGCATTCGCCTGTGCGTCCTCTGCGGAGTAGCCAACGTCAAGGAACTTTGCCTTGTAGTCCGAAACCGTCTTTTCGCGGCGCAGACCTTCAAGCTCCTTCTCCATTTCGGTACGTGCCTTTTCATCCTCCGCAGCCTTGATTTCTGCGTCGGTCTGCTTTGCACGCAGCTGCTTCTTGTATTCAGCAGCCTCGCTGTTTGCCTTGCTTACCGCGTTCTTCAGGCGTTCAAGCTCTGCGGAGTTATTGTCCGGCAGTTCAAATGCCTCAAGAGCTGCAAGTTTCTGCTCTGCGGTCATGTCCGCATAACCTTCAATTTTGGTAGTGTCGATTTTTGCCATTGCATTTTCCTCCTGCGTTTTTTGGTGTTCCCTCACCTTTTGTGCGATTTACGGCTTCCCTGCCGATAAAAATAAAAAGGGCTGTACCTTTTTCAGATACAGCCCTTTGGCTTACAAACACACATTCTGTGTCTTAACTCTCTTGTTATGTCTCAGTGGCGCTTCGTTCTCTTGATTTCAATAACAACGATGCGTCCATGTTCAATTTTCAGCTCTGCCACTGAACCTTTGTTCAGCACTGCGTTGAGCGCGTCCAGTACGCCCGGAGACTGAGAAATATCAATTTTCATCCAGATTTTCCTCCGCTTTTTTCGCTTCCTGCTGTTCAGCGCTCCATGCGTTTTTCATATATTCGCCGGATTTCTCAACATCCATGATCGGGTCATTCGACAGGCCAGATTTAGCGAATGCAAGTTCAGGCGAGAAACCGAGCTGTTTGAGGTTGAGCGCAGCTTGCGTCTTTACGAGGATATTCGCAGTTTCATTCCGAACAAATTGCAGCTTGAAATCAGACATTGCAACGTCCAGACCGCATTTCAGCCGGAGAATTTTAACGAATACGCGGTCGAAATACTTGTTTGCCCTTACAAACAAATCCTCGGTATTCCGTGCATAGGTATCTGCCTGATACCATCCGTCACGGTAAAGCACCGCAGCGCCGGTGTCGCTTGTAGATGTACCTCCCTTAGTAGTGGACGGCATACCGCAGATGGTCAGCACCTGCTGATACAGATAATCAACAAGAACCTGCGTCTGCGTCTGGTCAAGCTGTTCGGACAAAATCTTAAGGTCTGCTTTGTCCATTCCGATGGATTTCAGAAAAATCGCACCGCACTCTCGAACCATAGCAGGCGTAATCTGCTTTCCGTCATCATCCTCGCCCAGAGTGCAGTTATAGAACACCATGAGACTCTGAATAAACTGCTCAATGCCATCCAGACGGTTTGACTGTACATTATTGATTGCATCAAGCAGAGGAACGACAGACTCAAATGCGCCCATACGGTTTGTGTCATACGTATACTCAATGAGCGGAATTTCGCCCACCGTGTTCTGCTTATCCTCCATAACACGTGATGCCGTCATAATCACGGGTCTTTCGTCCGTAGTCGAACCGTGAACCGTGCCGTAGACCTTGAAATAACGCTTTCGCGTGTACACATCAAAGTACGCAACATCCTTGTCTACGACAACATTTACGCCCATAACCGGCTCATTGCCCGGTCTGCGGTCGTATACCACGAAGGAGGAGCGTGGGTCGAGCGCGACCGCACGAACCGGACACTCGGTGTCATTTGCATATGGGTAAACATACAGTACGCCGATGCCTACTGTGTGGAACCAGTCTACCACATCGTTATCTGCCTGCTGCTTGCCGCACAGGTAAAGATAATCGTTCATACGCTTAACTGCATCTGTATCCTCACTGCGGCTCACATAGAATGCAGGCTGAGTCAGAAAATAGCCATTCTTGAACGCAACGATTTCGTTTGCGTGATTTTCAGCTACTTTGTTATTGATTTCCGGGCGAACATTCTTAGTTCTGCTTAGAATCGGCTGTACACCGCGTCGATACCGGTATAGGTATTCTTCCTGCGCCATATTCTGAACATGCGCCGGAAGAACGGAATTGAGAATATTCGCCACATTTTCACTTGTAATGTCGTTTTCAACGGTAAAAAGTTTTCTGCGACCGAATAAATCCATTCCGTTTCGTCCTTTGCACGTCTTGTCAGGAAAGTTCTGCCTCGCACGAGGCGCGGCATATGGCAGGAGCAGGGCGAATCGAACACCCGACCTTCGGTTTTGGAGACCGACGCTCTACCAGTTGAGCTATGCTCCTGTATGGGGAGGAAAACACAGGATTTGCACCTGTTAGAACTGGGGATCGTTCATAGCACTACGCGTTTTCCATGTGCGACGGCTTCGCAAATAGCCGCCGCGTGAAACATTAGGAGGTGAAAAATAGGCTGTTCCGTTAGACTATAACACCAAAAAGAAAGGAGAATTCTATGCCCACTATTATTATACCAGAAACGGGCGAAAAAGTGAACAAAACCACGCTCAAAACGCTCTTTTCCCCACTTTAACAGAAATTGTCGTCCTAAAAAGCTCGTCTGACGCAGCAGCAAGGCTGTCCGGTGCATCGTCGTGCTTGTTATTGCCGGACAATTTGAACGAATACACGTTCTGCATGAACTGTTCGTAGTGCTTCGGGCGCTTTGAAGGTTCGAGGAAGATGAAACGCTCACGAATATCCGGCGCAGCGTCGTAAATGCGGATTTCCTTCGCTCTATTATTAGGAGCAGGCTTTGTAACCACGCTTGCACGCACATTGTTCTTTTTGAGCATCACACCTACCTTTTCCGCATAGTCCATTGTGCTTCGGTTTGCCTCCATGCGGATGGTTCGCGGTTTGTATTCTTTCGCCGCCTGAACAATAAGCGGCTGAGTTATCTTTTTGTCCCCATCGCTGTACACAACATCGGGGATAAACACATCGTCTCCGTATTGCACGCAAACAGGTGCAGCTACGAAGTCTCCGCCGCCGAACGCCGGGTCGACGCACATAAATACACGATCTGGCTCTCCGTCCGGCAAAACTCCGTTATAGGTTCGCAGCGAGTCCGGTTCAAACAGTACACCGCTTCGCTCGACCGGCTGACCCATGTACTGAGCGTCCCACGAGGGCACGTCGTTGTTCTTCTCGAACGACGCACGACGCTGCTTGTAATACTCGGTCGAAAAACCTACATTGAACTGATACTCGAAATTGCTTTCCTCGTTTTCGTCCAACGCGGGCAGATTGATAATCTCAAAACGCCTGTTTGCAAATCTCTCATCCGTTTGCAGCAGCTCCATGCGCAGACCGGCAGGGTCAGCCACAGACCATCTTGTACCACACCAAAGCACCTTTGCGGTCTCCTTCGCACGAGGAATGAGGTTATTATCGACCTTCGACCACGCAGAAATCAGACGATCTTTATTCAATGCTTCCTCGATACCGCCGATTAGATCGTCGGAAATCAGCACACCATTGCAGTCGCACGCGCCGTTCAGTGTGCCATACAGAGAACGGCAGGTCAGGGATGGATAACGTTTATTGCGGTTGACGTTGAACGTCTCGTCCTTCGCGTTCGTGGAGACTACCTTCGCCTCAGGGAACACATCGTGCCATAGGTAAGCGACTGGGTCGTTGATAACTTCCAGACAGCCGGAATAAAACGCAGAGGTGATAATATCTGAAAACGCAGAGTAAAGGTTCGACTTCTCGGAGTTTCGTCCTACAAGCCATGTGCAGTAAAACATAAGCATAGACGTTTTGCCTACACGAGGCGGCATACTCAAAAACAGCTCATCGAGTTCTCCGTCTGTCAGCCTTTGCAGCGCGTCCGCAACACGACGCATGATTTTCCGGCGCGGCTGATAGAACCGCTCCTCCACAGGTCTATCCCATTCGAGATAGATCAGGTATGAGTCAAAATCGTAAGGAGCCATGAGCAGATAGGTTCTTTTCGCGAGAGAGAAAAACCTTTCAACCTCTACTCCCTCTCTAACTTTGTCCTCCGCGTACTTGCGCAGCCACAGGCAGTTTTCCGCCTGCTCCTGCCTCTCACAGTGACGCAGCGCAGAGAAGTAATCCTCGCAAGCATCTGCTCCGCCGCCGTGCTCTATCGCTTCTCTGATTTTTGCAAGTAGCTCTTTATTTTCTTGCATTTTGACGCTTCCTTCCAAAACAAAAAAGAGCCACGTCCAATGACGTGACCCTTTGGTCTGAGCGCGGTCTTTACCGTGCCTTGTTCTCTTTACTTTTCTTCGAAATCAATCCGAATGGGATACTCCGGTTCAACCGCGTCGCGGCGGACGAGCATTACGTCGTAGCCTGCGGTGTTTGCCAATCGGCACAGCGTGGACAGCTTAATGTCTCCGCGTGCAATCGGAGTAGTTACGCTGCTGAGCGTCTTGTATCCCGCTTTTTCAGCAAGACCTTTCTGGGTCAGCTTGGCTCTGTGTATCATTTCTTTCAGTGCATCTGCGAATTTCATCTTTCATTCACCTCTTGGCTATATAATAACCTATTATAATAGGTTTGTCAACAGGTCTTTTTTATTTTCCCGCGATTTTTTCACTTCCGCATTTTCGTTTTCGCCTTTCCGCTCCCGTCTCTCAGAGGTCGATACTAATTCCCTTCACCCGGTCAATCTCATCCAACGTCGTCTCATCAGCAGTTACCAAGTCAAAAGTGACATTCCGCACATCAGATGCGCTGTCAATGCTCAACTGCGCCATCGGGAAGATAAAACCCGTTCTGCCCGAATTGCCCGGCGCGATATACAGCGGAACACCTGTGCTGACCATGGACACGGTCTCTTTGTTCACCGACGCTTTGTCCAGATAGACCCAGATTGTCTTGTCCGTCTTGTTTTGCACGTTCAGAGAGACGTAAAACACACCCTCAACGCCCGGTGCTTCGTAGATTTTCTCGAATTCTGCCGAAACATAGCTGTCGTTTGCGATTTCGATATTTCCCTGAGCGGCCTGCGACTGCGTTTGTGTCTGTTTATCCTGTGCGCTGCCCTGTTCGTCTCCGCTCTCGATGAACCACATGGGCATAGACAGCATTGCACCCACGGCTAAACCGCCTATTACGCCGCCAGCTATTTGAGCTGCGGTGTATTTTTTCTTTTCCGTTTTCACTTCGTCAACCTCCTTTTAAGCGGAGTATAGCACAGGTGGGAGAGGATGGAAAGGCTTTTTTATTTTTGCGTCTGGAAGAACAGCCTACCCCGGCGCTGTTTTACCCCCTATTTTCCCCCTCGGGTACTCCATCCGGGCGGCTGCATCCCGGCGCGATCTGGACGCGCTGCAATCGCCTAATTATACAAAATAGTGATTTTGTATAATTTGAAACCGACGTTATGCATTCGAAAAACCTAAATTAATAGGTGAAAAGTATTGACAACCTACAATTGTAGGTGTAAAATATACTCGTAAACAGAAAAGCAGCCTGCAAGACAGCGGGCGACGACGATTGAAAAGGAGCGTATACCATGAAAGCAAACGAAATTATTATCGCGGCACGTGTGCACCTCGAAAGCGCGAAAAACCGCAGTGCATGGAGCCGGGGCGTAAACGCTTATGCAGACGATATGCTGGACGATCTGTTAGACTGGTACCCCGCAATCGTGGAAAACGGCACCCGCTCGGACGTGGAAAAAGCGCTACTTAACGGCGCGGAGAACTGGAGCGCTTATAGCTGGGGCGGCAGCGCGCTGATCTATGATGCAGATATTGCGGCGCGGCTTTGCACCCTGTCCGAGCTGAAAAAGACGCGCAACGGAGAACGCCGCCCGAACTGCCGTGAAGAATGGCTTGACGTACAAGCGCGGGCACTATATCAGGCGGCGCGGCTGGTATCCAGAACTATTTACAATATGCGGCGCGGTTTTTATATCGCGCCGGACGGGATGCAGTACGAGAACGGCCAGCCAACCGGCGTATATATCAGCCGGTATTATGCGCGCAAGGCGGCGCGGGGCGACGAGGTAGCCGTAAAGGTGGACGATGGCTATAAGATCATGGCGGCCGCTGATTATCACGCATGGAAAAAACAGAAATGAGGTGCAAAAAAATGATCAAAAATTTAATTTTATCTATCGTTTCCGCGTCCGATCTACTCGAAAACGGCCGCCTCGATGCAGAGGAGCGACGCACGATCTGCGGAATTATGGAATGCAATTTTGCAGAGGCTGACCGCGTCGGCATTTCGTTTATCGTCCAGAACGCCGCCCTCGCAGCAGGCGCAAACAACCACGGCCGCCGGTATTGCTCCAATCTTGCAAATGAGATCATGCAGAAATACGCCCACCGGCTGACCCCTGAAGCGCTCGCAGAGCGGCGCGACTTTTTACGAACCCGCAACGCAGAGGAGCGCGGCGCATGATCTGTTTTATGTTTCTGTTATTAATTATTTTTCATACCGCCCGGAAAAGCTGACCGGGCGGTTTCTTTTTGCCGTCCGCGAGGGCGGTTTTTCTTTTCCTCTCGAGCGGGTACAACGCGCATATCTCTATTTCGCCCGTAAAACGCCGCTACACGCTTTTTGAAAGCTTAAACGTCAAACTATATTACCGACAGGAAAAAGCCCGTAGATGCGTTCTACGGGCTTTTATTGCATATGCAGTTATTTGCAGGCGCTTTATACGGCCGCCTAAACGATGCAGGCGCGCGCATGCTGCATTTCGTCGGCTGTTTATACGTCCGAGCGGGCGCGGCTGTCTCCGGCTGTCTCTGCGATTATTCAGGCTGTCCGCCTGTCGCCCTGTCGCCCTGTTTTCTGTCCTGCGCGATCTGCTGCATCTGGTCAGCGGGTCAGGCGGGGGGCGCGCCCAGTCAGGGCGGTTTCGTCTCTGCCTCTTCTGTCCTCGTCCCTCTGTCCGCGCCCTTCTGTCTGCTTCTCTCCGCCTGTCCAGGGTCGTCGGCCGGACAGTCGTAAAGTCGAAAGTCGTCAGAGAGTCGTGAGCCAAAGTCGGCAAAGTCGTGAAAGTCGTCAGGTCAAGAGTCGTCAGAGGGCAGCGCCTTTGCGTACTTCTCAGCAAGCTGTTCCGTCGGAACATCTGCACCGAGCGGCTGAGCGGGTGCAACCACAACATCCTGCTGATCTTTCATGCCGAAGTAGTTTTTCGCCCGGAAGATGTAAACGACGGGGTTTACCTTGCCTTTTGCCGCTAATTCAGCCTCAAAACTGGCAATAATCTCTTTGCCTTTTTTAATCAAGTCTGCACGTTCAGAGCTACATTTAACCCCGTTTTCCCACTCCCACACCGTCTGCCTAACCGTCCCCAGAGCTAAACACATCTTCTCAACCGTCGGAAGCTGTCCCGTCTCCGCACACGTCTCGAAAAACTGCGCCAGCCGTTCCCTGCATTCCTCGTCGCTCTTGACAAGCGGCTGCTTCGAAAACACAAGCACATTCTTGAGACACATCGACACATCATCCGGCGGCGTGCTTTTCAGTCTCGCACTCGGAAAGTTTTCAGTGCCGCCGGGTCCCGTTTTTCTTCTGATTTTCTTTTCCATACTTGCCTCCTTGTAAAGCCGGGGTAACAGTTGGTAACACATGCTACCCCCATTTCACTTACTTGCTCTATATCCTTTATTTCTTTGTTTTTATCTTTATTCTCTATTACCTTTATTTTATGTGTTACTATGTGTTACCTATAAAAATATAACATAAAAGAAAGAGAAATGATAAAAACAAGGATTTAGAACTCAAAAAAGTTGCAAATTACGGTAACAATTTCATTTGCTCTTCTGTTACCCCATCTGTTACCCTACGCCGAATCCCGCGCATAACCACGCCATTCACCTTGAAAACGGTAACAGGTTTCTCCAAATCGTAACGGTACTCGCGTAAAATTTCGGGCACCGCTCGAAGGAAACTCTGCTTCGTTCTCGCCTTGTGTCCGCATTGCTCACACCATACCGTGTAATCCCGATAAAACTCATCGTTCGAGGCGTAGTCTCCGTCGAGCTCATAGTCCTTGACAAAGCTGATTAACGGATTGATAACCTCCTTGTACTCGCTGACAATGCCGGACTGCTCGTCGGTCACTGTGAACTCGCGGTCAGCACGGAGTGCGCGGTATCCGTCGAGCACCCAGTTGAAAATCTCGGTCAGGTGCTGCATGAAATCCTTCTCAAGGTTTCGGTTGATCGGCCGGTCGTTCGGCTGCGTCGGATTATCCGTGTAGTGCATCGGGAACTTAATGAAACAAAGTCGTCTGAGATAGCCCTCGGTCGTGTCCTTGCTCTTCATGTACTCGTTGCAGGCGATAAACAGCTTGCTTCTCGGTCTGAACGAGATCATATCCTTGCCCTTGTAGCACGAGGACACCATGTCACCGGCTACAATCTGCTTGAATACGCTCTCTGCTCCGGCGATATTACTCTTTGTTTCCGACGAGATGTTAATAAGGCTGTTCATAAGGTGGATAACCTGAAAGTCCTTTGCGAACGCGCTCATTTCAACGTTAGATACATTTTCCTCTCCGAAAATGGCGGTTAAAATGTTCATAAATACCGATTTTCCGTTTGCGCCCGAACCGATTAAAACAAAGCACCTCTGGAACTCGTTGTTCGGGAACAAAACGTATCCGGCTGCTTCCTGCATGAGGGATTGCTTGCGTTCATCGCCGTTCATAATGTCCTCGATGAAGTCTGACCACGGCTTATAGTATTTACCCGGTTTGTACGGATACTTCATGCAGTAGGTTAAAAAATCGTTCGGGCTGTGTTCGCTCGAAAACTCTAACGTATCGAGGTTGAGCGTGCCGTTGATGAAATTCACCTTGTTCTGACGGTTAAATTCGACGACACGCGCTGTTTCGGCTTTGAGGAGGGTAATTATGCTGTTGCACTTTGAACCGCTCTTAAAACGTCCCAGAGCGCGCGCAATGCGTGCTTTGACTTCCTCGTCGCTTATACGCGCCCACCTTGTGCCGTCGTAGGTGAAGAACCCGACGGACGGATGATAAAGCAGATCGTCTCTAATCTCGCTTACGATCTTGCCCTCTGCCGGGCTTGAGGTAACATCGCTTTTGAGGTCTTTAAGTGCGCCTGCATCGAACGCTCCGGTTTGAACTACCTTCGAAAACAGCTGCGAGACGGAGCTTTTATCAAGCACACGCCCTGCCTTGTAGGCGAACGCTTTGAAGCCGTCCCATTCATCTTCTCCGAACGATTTTGCAAGAAACTCAATTCCGTCTTGCATTTTTTCCGGAAGTCGTCCCTCTGCCTCATAGTGTTCCGATACATCCTTGTAGCGGCTTGGGATGATTAGAGTCGAGAACCGGATGCGGTGGTTGAACAAGAATTCTCCGAGTGCCTTTGTGAAGCTCCGTCCTGCTTCGTCGTTATCGAACGTGAGCACAACCTCGGATGCAGCCTCAGCGGCTTTGCGTACCTGCTCTAACTGCGGTTTGCTGAAATGCCCTCCCATGGTTGCGAGGACGCTCTTGCCCTCTTGGTAGATGGAGAGTGCATCGAATGCTCCTTCTGCGATGTAGAGCGGTTGTCCGGCTTTGAGCGTCGGCAATCCCCACGGAATGTTCTCGTTCGAGCCATCAAGTTTTGCCTTGATGTACTTCGGGCTGTCTGACTTGTCGTCTGGGTCTTTACGGCTGATATAGTAACAGATATAACCGTTTTTCCAGTAAGGAATAACGATTCTGTTGCCTTTTGTGCCGATTTTCAACTCGTCGATCGTGCTTTGTAGGATGCCGCGCCGGTGCAGGTAATCACTGTGTGGAGCAGAAAGCGCCTTGTGCCACTTTTCCACAGAGTTGCACAGGTTTTGTGTATAATCTACCCACTTTGCGTTCTGTTCGTTCTCGACTCCGGTTAAACGTGCGAGATGCGAGATGGCTGCGCCTCGGTTTCCGTCGAATTGTTTGAGGGCGCACAGGTCGATTACGTCGCCGCCGAGCTGCGCAACAAAATCGTACCAGAAATCCTCGTAAACGACGAACGCAGTTCGGTTATCCGCTCCGCTGCGGATAGGCGACGCACAGCGGTCTCCCGGCTTGCTGACCGGAATACCGCTGATTTTTGCATAATCAATGCAGCTCATTCGCTGCTTTATCAATGATAAGTCCAATGTTAAACTCACCTCCTTTCGCTGCGTCTATGCTCTTCGAACCGCTTTCGAGTACGCGAATTACTTCATCTACATCCACTCTTACAAGCCGCTTGATGGGGAAGAAGTAAATCAAAAAGAACGCCTCGCAGCCTGCATTTTTGCAGTGTTTGAGGTTTTCCGTCTGGATGATGTCTTTTTTCTGCATATGCCACTTTGTATCATGGCATTCCTTTGCATCAAAGCAAGCGTGCCAGTTCGGCAACAGGATTTCGTAGTCAAACGGTTCGCCTTGCACTCGTGTTCCGTCGCCTAACCGCTTCGGGTGGTTCTTGTGTGCATGATAACCCATCTTGTTTACATGCTCACATAAATGGTCAAGCTGCGTTTCGAGGGACTTACCTCTAACCTGCTGCATATGTTGTACCTCCATTGCAAATAGCGGATTGCTTCCGCTGAATACATTTCATACGTTCTCCTTTCATTCGATTTTCTTTCCGAAGCCGGAGATTTTTTCAGCGCGAATGCGTAATTTCTCGTATGCGTAATCGCTGTCCACTTCTTTGATCATGCGTGCAAGCTCGTCAGAGTTTTCGCGGAATGCCTTGAAAAAGCGGTCAAGACGCGTTTCCGAGAAACCGTAAGCATCATGCAGGCTGATAATCGTAAGCCACAAAGCGCGCTGCATGGACTCGCGAACATTTGCAAGCGCCGCTTCATCCATAGCTGCTTGAAGCACATCCTTCTTACGCTTTAGCACGTCCGCATAGTTTATTCCGTGCGGTCTGCTGGACTTCTTACCTTTTGCCAAATCCGCCACCCTTTCCGTTCTTTCCGAAGCACACACGGGCGACTCTCCGCCCTAAAACGCTGGTCAGACAAATATTTGTGCCGAACTCGCCGGAAAACCAGAACGGGCAGGCGGGCGTGCATTCGCTGCGTCGCTTGTAGCAAAGTCCCTCGTCTTTTTCCGCTTCTTCAATGAGGCTGCGCAGTTTGTTAAGGTTTGAAATCGTCATGTCGTGCCCCTCCTGCGCGTGTGTCCTCTCTCACGTGCACGTCCTCCCTGTTTACGCTCCTCACCGGGTCAAATCCGTCCGGATAGCGTGCTTTCAGTTTTGTGATGTTCTGCTGCATCACAAAGCCGAGGGTAACGTTAAAGTAGTCCGCCATGAGCGCGACATACCAGAGCACATCACCGAGTTCTTCGATTACCTCGGACGGGTAGAGGTCATGCCCCTGATACAGATGTTTCTTGATAATATCTGCAACCTCTCCGGCCTCTCCTGTGAGTCCGAGCGCCGCGTTTGCAAGATCGTAGCACTTGTGCGTAGCGGTTCGCATTGCCTTGCGCTGATACTCGTTCGCGTTCATGTCTACCTTCGTAGTCTTTGCGTCTGGCGCGGCGTTCTCGCTCCTCGGTTTATCGTTCGCCCTCTTCATCAGCCGCAGCGCGTCTGCACACAGCACGGCAAACTGTTTGGTGACTTCGAGCGCATTCGTGTCACGCGACATTAAATCCGCGTACTCGATAGCTTTATCAATCGTCATTTTCTGTTACTCCTCCATAGCTTCATTCCACATCGTTCTCCTCCCTCAAACACAAATCATCGGTGGGTGCGGAATCTCCATATCTACCGGTTTCCATAGGTGCAGGCAGTACGGATAATTGTTGATGTACTCCGACTTAGGCGGGTGGAACTGCATAACGCGCTCGTCCTCCCTGAAAAACATATCCTTAATCGCGCACATCTCGTCCCATGTCGGGCAGCACTTGCGCTGTGCAGAGCCGGGCGAAACGCTGACGTGTTCCCAACCCATGCCATTGCTTGCAATCACGCAGAACGAGCGACCGCCAACATACACCTTGAAAACACCGTTCCCGCTGTCGCCGGTGCAGCCGTAAAACTCGCGTTCTCTGTCTTTCAGCCGGAACTTGTCCAGTTTGTGCAGGTCAATCATTCTTCCACCGCCTCATACGTCTTTGCGAACACATCCGGCTTGCAGGGGTAGAACTCGCCGTTTACGCCCTTGATGATGTAATCGCCGGGACGCGCGTACATTTTTCCTTCAAGAGTGTGGATGCACGCAGCCGAAACAGGATCAGGTTCGTAAATGGTTCCAAACATAACGTCAGTTCCACAAAACGCCTCAATTTCTTTCCCGTTGTCACCTGTCCACCGGACGGCCTCAACCACAACAGGTTTCTTTCTGTACTTCATTCCGTTACTCCCTCACATTCCGCCCCGCACGCCGCATAGCCTGCCAGATCGATCCAACTGTCAGCCTTTCCGCCGCCTGCTGCAATGCGTGCAATCTTGAGCAGCGCCATCATTGCAGCAACGTCCTTTGCCTCTACGCGCACGTTCACGCCCCTTGTGCAGGCTTTATTAAGATACGCCTCCCACAGTTCCGCAATCGTCTTAAAGTTATCCTCCGGTGTGCCGTAGTCCGTCTCGCGCTGTCCGCATACGCACTTCTCCGCCGCGTGCAGGATGTCCGCACGGGTCAGCTTGCGCTTTTCGTCCTCTCCGTACTTCTCGACTACCTCGCGGATGTCGGGGGTATCGTCAATCACTTCAAAGTCGAGTAAGTGCGCCACCTCCTTCGGATTTTCATTCACGTATTCTTCGCAGCGTTTCGTACCTTTCTTGCGATATAACACACATTGAAAGCAATACCGCCGTTTTTGGCAATGCTCACCGACCACCGACTCAATGCTGCCGTACACCTTGCCGTCTTTCTTAAACTTCATCGTCTTCCTCCTGTGTCATTCTCTCAACGGCTTTCTTCACGCCTGCCATAATCAAGCACCACTCACCCACCGTTAAATACGCAGCTATATCGCGCACCGCTGTAACAGCGTCACGCGCCATTTTCGGTTCAATCGGCTTGTCCATGTCGGCTTTGGTGATTTCACGCATTGTCCGCCCTCCTGTTCCATGCTTCGGCAGCTTCGTCATATCCGTTTTTAATAACAGCAGGTTGGCCATCTGTCAATTGGATTTCGTGCAACTGCCAGAAATAAATTCCACACTTTTCACAGCCAACACGATACTTAGCACACAAAACGGGGTGGTTCGCCCAAACGTCGTATGTTTCGGTGTGCTTACCTTGAACAGTCGCTTCTCCTCCGCAGAACGGACAGGGTTTCAGTTCAGGCATTGTCAGCACCTCCGTTCAAGTAATATACCCAACGTCTTTTCTTTTCGGGCGGACTAACGTAATAGTCCCTTTTCCGGCTTCCAGTCCACGCCTTACCGCCCGCTTCTCCCTCGCAAGCAAAATTGCTTGCTTTCAGGCTTGCTCCATTTTCGCTTTCCAGTGTGTAAGTAATAACACGCTGATAACCCATGTTTCGCGCAATCCGCAAGCAAGCTCCATACAATTTGGAACACGCATTGCGCGTGCCGTCTGTACAGTTACGATAGATTTCAAGTGTTCTGCCATCGTCAAGGTGTCGGGAAACTGGTCTACCGCAAATAGCCACACCATGCAAATCATCATCGTCCATGACAGCGATTGCAAATTTTCCACCTACCGGAGCAATATTGTGCCTGTGATAGTGCGCAACATACGCTCTTGCACCTTTCAGTCCGATAGGAACAATTTCAAGGCTCATCAACTTCACCTCCGTCCATCTCCGGCAGCTCCGGCATCGGCATCCAGTGAGTTACTTCGCAGTCCACCGGGCAGTTATAAACATCGTCCGGCGTGAAGCATCTGCTTTCCCACCAGCCCTCCGGAATGATGTAATCGTCACGCTCTTCGTCATAACGGCCATACTCCCAGATATCGTTCCAGTTCCAATCGCTGTCTTCTACGAATAACGTCCCGTCTTCATGGATTGCTGTTGCAATAAATCGGTAGCCGTTTCTGTTGCAGGCGATCATCACTTCGGTTTCGGGTTTTGGAAGACGTTCGGAAACCGGAATCCATCGCACTACCGGGGCAACGTCAGCGGCAGGCGCAGCGTTAATCGCCTCTTCGATTTCTTCCCACTCACTCTGAAACAGTTCGATAGGGGCGTTTTCTACCGCGTTAATCGCGGCCTTTTTCGTGATGTATTCAGCTATTGTCTGCACCTCTGTCTATCTTTGCCCTTTCCGCGAGCTCCTGAATCAGCTCCATCGTGCTGTACTTGCTCAAACCGTCGTCCTTCGGCGTATCAATCAGCTCTTCCGACACGACCAAAGCCGGACGCACCGCATACGCGTCCGAGCAGCTGCCGCTGCCCCAAGCGCCATTGGGGTACACGAGCATCGCGGCGTCCACGCCGTAGCGCCCCGTTGCGCCATCTCCGGTTGCCAGCCAATAGCTTTTCTCGCAATCTGGAATATAGCGTGAATACTTGCGCCACTCATCAAATGTCAACGGTGCTGCTAAGCGATAAACAATCCCATAATTCTCGCGCCCATCCATCGTCAGCAGGCTGACCTCACGGGAATAAATCAGGTCGTCATATGCGGCAACCTCGTACTTATTAAACCACTTGTTTACCGCACGGCGTAACGTGCTGCATCTGTAGTCATTTGTTGGACCGAACTCCGTAATACCGACCGGTTCTTTCAGCAGCACAAACAACTGGTCTTTGCCGTCCTTTGCCACGCCTTTCTCTACGTCCAGCACCGCAAATTCCGTTCCTTTAATGGTGATAATATCACCCGGCTTATAGCTACCCATTTACGCATCCTCCAATTCTTTCCGTTACCATTCCTCCACATAGCACCAACTCTGGGGCGGGCGGCGAAGCGTCAAAGCCCCATTGTTGCAGATACCGTTGTTGTTGCTGTACATGGCGCAGGCCTCACAGTATAGGTCATTAGGACAAAGCCGCCGAAACGCCGTCAGCTCCCGCGGCTGGTCATAGATCAGCAAGTCGGAAATGTGCCAGCCGTAGCCGGTTCCCTTTAGGTAGTTCACAATTTCTTCCCGTGTCAGGCAGGCTTGCTTTTCTACGTCATCCGGTGCATGGTTGATGGGCGCAAGTTCATAAATCCGGTCACAGGTGAACTCGCCAATGACCTTGCCGTTACACCGACCAACGGTATTTGTGCGATAGTTGAGCTTGTCTAGTTCCCCGCAGGACACAGAAATGTAAGGGTGTTCCATAGTGCAATAGATATAGCACATGAACGGTATTTGTAGCTTCGGACGTGTTTTTCGTACCTCGAAGGTTTTCTTACCATTGACGATTTTCTCACACCACTTCGGGCGAATGCTTAACATCACAGATTTCATTCCGTTCCTCCTATTCCTCGCACGTCTCATCTTCCAACCGGAAATCCGCCCTGTGCTCGCTGTCGCCGTTGAAGCAGGTGTTCACGGGCGGTACTTCCGAAAATCCGGCTCTGCTTTTCTTATCCATACAGCGTTGCACCACCTTTGCAGTTGTTTAATTTCCTTGGGCGCGTGCTTCTTGTCGTAAACCATTACATACGGGTCATATCCTAACTCGATCAGGGTATACACGCGATATAGGTCTTGCTCTAACGTGCTGTTGAAGTTCGTCAGGCAATAAACCGTTCCGATATTGCTTTTTCGCCGGAATCCCTTTGCAAAATCTTCAAACTTCGGTTTTAGATTATCATCCGGATTATCCCACGCAAAATGCAGCGTTCCAATTCGCATACGGTTTATGTCCGCTATGTCGTACTGATTCAGCAGCCGAATATCCAATCCTTGTGTAAAGTCAATTTTGGCTTTCGTGTCGATATACTGTTGCATTAAATCTCGTTTATCACGGCAGGCTGTAATGTTCGGGTCAAGCACTTTAATTTCCTTTTGTCCGCTCCAAAAATCACTCACATCTGCAACTTTTACAGCGCACCTCCCCCCTTTCGCGGCAACATGACAAAATGCGCACCCTCTCGGACAACCTCGGCTTGTCATGCTTACCGCAAAATCATACTGCGGATAAATGCTATAGTCAGGGAAGCATTTTTCGATTTCGGGCGGTAAGTCCTCGTGTTTTGATTGATCAAAAATTTCTTTTCCGTCCTCCAGTGCGATTGCGTATCCGGTTCCGCCTTTTATCACCTTATCGGCGTTCAGCGGCTCCGGAACATCTGGGCTGTAACTATCTGAGAAAATTTTGCTCATGTATACAATGTCGTAAGTGATAAAATCACTCCACCACCATTCCACATCGTCACCCCGTGACTTGTGATAAGCAGAAATCCTCATAAGCGCAAGGTTTGGAAAGTTGTGTCCGTCTACATCAATTAGCCCGATTTTCATGCTCGTTCTCCGGTGCAGCGTTCAAAACTGCTTCGTCAATCATCTTCACACCCCTAAATTCAGCAGCCGCACGCTTCAAATTCTCTCTCAAAGCGTTCATCGACTCTTTCCTGATAAACTTCATCCTCGTCCCGCTCGAAACGCTCTGCACGCGGCTCTGGCGGCTCTAAGGGCAATTCATACATCGTCTTTAATCTCCCTTTGCACCAAATCTGCGACACTCCGCGGATTTCTGCCGAGTTCTTTGCCAATAGCAGCGTAGCCAATTCCGGCACGCCACATATACATAACTCTGCGTTTTTCGCTTGGTGTCCACTTGCGGACGATCTTCGCCTCGCGTAAATCTCGCGTAATGTTGCGCACAGTCTGTGCGCTAAAGCCTGTCTCTGCTACAATAACAGCAGTGCGCAGCCCCTCGCGGCACATAGCACGAATACGCTCACGGATTTCTTCGGTCATCCGCCCACTTTCATGCCGAAAACCTGCATTCTGTTCCGCTTCTTCTTCGGGCATATGCGCAATTCCGCGTTTGTCACGCTTTGGCGTAAAAACCGCCTCGTGATAGCAAAACGTATCGCCCATAAGGTTCACACCGGAAATTTCGAGTACCTCGAAACGCCCCGTCGGGTGTTCAAACACCGTTCTCCTACTTTTTGTTTGCGATTTCACGTAGCACCTCCAAATCTGCCATTTCAAGCAGGCGTTTCATTGGTTCTTGCCATTCCTCGCGGTCAGGCTGCAACGCCATGAGATGATAGGCGACGCTCAGTACATTGCCGCCCTCATCAATCTCCTGCATGATTTTTTCGTGTGGGCTGAGGCTGTGCATGAAATGAAATTCAATCTCTGCAAGTTCCTGCTTTACCTGCGCCGCATCAATGTGCTTGAACCGATACAGAGCATTCAAATAGCTCATGCACCGCCACGCCAATTCTTCCTTGTCGCTTAAACCATCTGGATGGTTTTCGACACTCCTTTTCAGCTCAGAAAACCTCATTTCCAAGTCCTCATTTGCAAAACATCCTATTCAAAATCTGGGATGCCTCCAACTTCGTCAGCTTTTCAACGTCCACCTGCCCGTGCAGCATACGGGCAACAAGCTGTTTCTGCTTCTCTGTTGCGCTGTATGCGCCCCACCTCTTAGCAAGCGTCAAATCCCAAATGTGCCGCTCATCTGCGTGTGCCTCCTGCAAATGCAGATAGAGGTAGTCCATCGCCTTTTGCATGGTCATGCGTTTACCGTTTACAACGGTTCTACCGAGCTTGTCAGCGGCAGGGATTTTGTACTTCTTCTTTTTCAAACTCAAAATCAAACTGCCGTCCGGCATTTTGAAAAAGTTGATATTGTGAGTTCGATAATGCTGCTTTCGCGCCCAAATATCTACCAACTTTACGTTGCGTATCCAGTTACGCGGTGTGTCTGCTGCTTTTGCAATCATATCCGGCAGAGCGAACAAATCCTCCGGGATTTCGTTTTCCCACGGTGTTGCGTCACCGTCCGGCGGGTCAATACCGAGCAGCGTAGGGGCACAGCACAAATCGCGCGTGGACGATACACCCACGCAGTCAATAAGCAGCAGCTCTTCCTTACCCGGAGATAGCCGCAGTCCGCGTCCAACCATCTGCGTATACAAAGCGTCAGACTGCGTAGGACGCGCCATAATGACGGTTTCTACGAGTGGAATGTCCGTGCCCTCAGTAAATACCATGCAGTTTACAATGCACGGGATTTCTCGGCGGCCAAAAGCAGTGATAATCTCTGAACGGTTCTTAGTTTCGCCGGTTACGACTACCGCACCCGGAATCCGCTTTGCGATTTCCTCACAACACTCTACTGAGGCGGCAAAGATAAGCGTAGCGCCCTTTGCGTACTGCTTGTACGCTTGAGCGATTGCATTGTGACACTCGGCTTTGTTCATTGCCTGCCCCAGTTCCTTGGGAGCGTAATCGCCCATACGTTTTGCCACGCCTGACAAATCATACTCGATGTTTACACGCAAGCACTTAATCGGGCTTAACCATCCGTTTTCAATGCCCCAGCGCAAATCCCGCTCGAACACAATATCGGAATACACATCGTCCAAACGAACGTTATCTGCACGGTTTGGGGTAGCTGTAAAGCCAACGTGCAGACGCGGCGTGAAGTGCTCAAAGATTTTGCGGTATGTAGCTGCTCCCGCATGGTGACATTCGTCGGTTACGATCATGTCGAACTCGTCCGGCGCAAACCGGTCAAGCCGTCGTGCAATGGACTGTACAGAGGCGGAGACCACCTCTTCACCGTTCGAGTGATATGCCGCCCGCTCGATACCGTAGGAGCAATCGTAATACTTACGAGGCTGCTCTACGAGCTCTTCACGGTGAGACAGGAGCAATACGCGCCCGCGGCGCGGGATTTGGGAAAACGTAGCCGTCTTACCCAAACCCGTTGCCATCTGGCACATAACTGCACCCTCATCCGGCAGAGATGCAATGCACTCTTTCTGGTAATCGCGTAATTTGATTTCCATGAACTAAACGGCTTACGCGAACGGATTCTCACCGTCGTCAGCATCCACGAAATCGTCTGCGCTGACGTTCGGTGCGCCGGAAACAGATGCAATGCCCTTGGGTTCCTGCCATGCAGGAAGTGCATCCTGATCTTTCTTACGCAGGAAGAAGGAAACCTTTGCGGACGGCTCACCGTTGTATTCCTCGTGCTTGACCTTGCAAGCACCGATTTTGCCCGTCCACGTTGCCGTGTTCAGATTGCCCTTCGGGATGCCGAACGAGTCCCAGAACTCAGCGAGTTTGGTGTTTGTGAGCGCCGTATTGTCCGGCATGAATACAACATAGTGAAACAATCTTGCGGCCATGCCGCTAACCTGCATCACAACCTTAATCATGTCGTTTCCCTTGGAGGACTTGCATTCCTCCGCGCTCTCAATGCGAACGCGGTGTTTGCCCACCGGCACCACCTCGAAGGAGCGCTCCTCTACCTGTGATTCGTCGAAATTCCAGTTAATCATTACTTTTGCCTCCATTAAGTGTTGAAATGATAATGTAAAGTGCCTGTCCCTCGTTAAAACCCGCACTTACGAGTTCGCTGTAAAGCTGAAACATCATCGCAGCGGCTTTCCGCAGTTCGTTTTTATTCTGCGCTGCGCTAATCAGCGCGTTCAGCTCTGGTGAAAACTTAGCCTCCATCACGCGCCTCCATCAAGAACGTTGCTCTCTCGTCCGCCTGATGCAGCAAGAGCGCAAGCGGATATTTTTCAAATGCCTTGCCGGTGTTCGGGTCGTTGTATTCGCCCATATGGAAACGAATAGCGAACGCTTCTTCGTTCGTCAGGCGCATAAAACGCTCGATCATGAACACCGACTTCTCGCCATGCCCATACGGGAACTTATCATCAACCGTGTAATACGGTTTCTGCACCCATATGCCGTTCTCCTTGACGTTGCGCGTGCTGACCGTGTAGAAATCGGTCTTACACAGGTCATGGAACAGAGATACAATAGCGGTCGTTTCAGTCGGATTGTCCTGTGTCAGCTCACTGTATACATTGAGCGAATGCTCTACCAGACCGCCCTCATGCGCGCCATGGAAACGAGTGCTTGCAGGCGCAGTGAAAAAATCGCTCTTTTCGAGCCATGCAAGCAGTTTGTCAATGCCCTCGCGGTGAATGTTCTCGCGGCAGAGGGTTAAAAACTTCTCTTTCACTTCTTCTTTTCCTCCTTAGGCTGAAAAATGTCCTCCGGCATACAGGTCTTGCGGCAGGCAATCTGGTCTTTCGCGTACAGAGTAGGCTTGCCCTCGGTGATGTAATACCAACCGGGCGTGCCGTCCGGCTTGGTAGCCGTGTTGATGTATGCAACCACATTTACCAAACCGCACACATTGTCCAAAATTTTCAGTGGCAGTTTCGGCGTGATTCTCATAGCCTGTTCTCCGGTCGGCAGAACAATCTGCTGCTGCTCTGCCCAAGCGGTCAGGATAACGTCGCAGTCAAGCTGTCCTGCCTTGCGTACAAGGCGCTTAATGCCCTCGTATACAGTCTGATATGCCTGCCTGTTGTCGTTGAACTTACCGCTGTCCTTGAGTTCCAGAATGGACATATCGAAAAGGTCAGAAATGTTATCGACAATAATGTTGTCGTACTTCTTGCTCTCGACCGCAGAATCAAACTGATTGTGGAAGCATTCCTGCGTTACGCCGGTCTTATCCTTGTTCAGCCAGTGCTTCACCGTCTGAATATCGAGGTTCGGGCGGTCGAAGTTTTTCAGCACTACGCTCGAATTGTCCGAACACAGCAGCAGATTACGCCCACGTTTGCGAGTCTGCACCCGCGTGCTATTGACCGTCTTGCCGCCGCCAGAGGGGCAGTAAATTAGTGCACTTGCCATTTTCACCATTCTCCTTTTCTTGCTTTGATTTCGTCATTGCTCAGTCCTGCGAACTCAAAATCAATGGGTTCTGTCAGGACTTTCGTCTTGCGGCAGTACGGGCATACACCGCACCGCTGCGGCTCTGCCTTGCCGGACTTTACGAGTGCCGCCCGCTCGATTTTCGGCTTCAAATCCCACATCACCTGATTGAGGTGTTCATGCGGAATACTCAGCACTTCGAGGTCGGTTGCCTCTTCTTTGGTTGCGACTGCCAGATAGAACGGCAGTCCGTTGCCCTCTACCTCACGATAGATAGCACCTTGAATGTCGTATCCCCAATGCTCGACAAAGTTCTTGCCCATGATAGGCTCCATCGTCCTCATGCACTTTAGGTCTACAATCTTCTCGCCGGGGAAGTAGCTATCCATCTTGATTTTGAACGGTACACCGTACACCTCACCGGTACGGATAACCTGTTTCTCGCCAGACATAAAGCTCATGAACAACTCGTCCTCGCCTACACGCTGAATAATGCGTGCCGCCTGCACATAATCGGCTTTCAGACTGCCGTCCCGCTTGAAGATTTCCGGGTGTTCCTGCTGAAACTGGTCGAGCGTACCCTCGAACCATGCGTCCACGAACGAACCAACGAGTAGAGCGGTCGTTGTCGGACGGGTGTACTCGCCTCGGAGTTCAGCCATTGCAGCTGCTTCGCACTTCATGAATGATTTGAGCTGTGATACGCTCATATAGGCGTTATTGGCTTCGAGGGAGTAGTAGTTCTCACTTGTTAGGGTCATCTCGTCACTGCCTCGTTAGCGGACAGCTTATCGCGCATAGCTTCAAGGCACTTGATAGCTTTGCTTACCGACGTGCACTCTGGCACGTAGTTGTTTTTCCGCGGATAATAGATTTCACAGCGGAACGGGTCATTAAATCCGATGGACACATCCGGGTACACTCCCCCACTCCATCCGCCGTAGTAAATGTCCATTTGGAACTCATTTATGTGCGGGCAGAACCTCGTGAATACATCCGCTTTGGTCTGGTCGCTGATTTCCAACGCGAGCTTTTGCAGACGCAAGCATCTGCGTTGTGACAAACCTAAGTTGCCTAACCTTTTCGTTCTTTTCACCTATTTTTCCTCCCTAAACAGTTCTTCAAATGTCAGCCCAGTGAAAGCCAACATTTTGCGAATGGTGTTCATTCTCGGCTGCCGAAAACCATACAAGATTTCATACAGGCCGTTGTCCACCACATTTAGTGAACGGGCGAGCTCTGTAATGCTCATGTCGTGGTCTCTCAGCCATTTTTCGAATGAGGGGTAGATGATCTTATACTTTCTTCTGTTCATTTACCCCTCCCACGCTAATCTTGCGTGCGCCCGGCTGCATAACCGGTTTTACTTTGCTGTTCAGCGCGTCCGCAACTCGCGTGTCAGATGCTTTCTGCTGTGCTGCTCTGCGGGCACGTTTCTGCTCCCAGCTCATCAGCATCCCCACACCTCTGCGAGTTCTTCGCGGGGAATAGCGAGAAAGCGCGTCATGCGGCTTATCTCGCCCATGCTGAACGTCTCCGGTTCAGCAATCCGGCGCTGAAATGTCCGGTAATTCATGCCGAGCACCGCCGCAAGCTCTTTCCAGTCGGCAATCCGCTTGATTGCCATATACTTGCGCAGAATGCCGATCAGCAGGTCTTTCTTTTTCTGGGGCATAGTAGTTTTTCACTCCTTTCTGTTAGGCGGTTGCGCTGTTGCGCCCGAGCAAATAATCCGTAGAGCAGTTAAACAGCTCTGCCATTCGAAGAAGAATATCAGAGGAAATCGGAGAACCTCCGATATACTTGTTGTACGTCTTTGAACTAATTCCCAGTTCCTTGGACAGCTTTTCTTTGCTCATTCCCAGACGGGCGCGTTCAGCTTCGATGTTCATTCTCACTTCGCTCACCTCCTTTGAAATTCGAGTAGCTCGAACCTGTGACTATATAATATTCTAGTTCCTCGAATTTGTCAACCCCTATTCGGAAAATAAATTCGAGAAATTAGAATTTTAGGTATTGACTTGCGTTCGCATATGGTTTACTATTAAGGCAACGAAACGAGGTGAATATATATGAGTACACGTATAGCAGATGCACGTAAAAACATAGGCATGACGCAAAAAGCGCTTGCCGAAGAACTCGGGATTGCTGCGAGCACATTGAACGGCTACGAAAAGGGTAACCACAAGCCGGACTCTGAGATACTCATTGCGGTATCAAACATAACCGGCTGCACAGTAGACTATCTGTTAGGCCGCGTTGACGGCTTTCACGATTTCTTCAAAAAAGAAGATTCTAGAAACGAACCGCTTGAATCAGAGCAAAAAGAAATCCCCTCCGCTCCGGCGGCAACCGGAACAGAGAGGATAAGCATAGAAGAAACCGATAAGCTGTTAGCTGCTCTCGGCTTCATCGAAGAAGGCGGCGAGCTTTCCGACGACGACTTGCTTTTTCTGCAAGGCGTTGTCACCTTGATGAACGCATGGTTCGGAAAGCGCAAACGAAAGTAAAGCGTTATAAATAAGGCGAGGCGACTCGCATTGATTGATAAGTTGGTTGAATTTCTCATTGTTGGTCATATGTAGTGCACCTTTCCTTATTTTTCTCGAACACTCGTTCGACGAAATAATAATACATCAAAGCGGCGGAGTTTTCAAGATGAAAACTCTTCTAGTTTTGACGTATATGGTAAAAGTCCAATAAAACGGACAAATAAAAATCCCGTCCGTCGGCGGCAACCGACAGACGGGACGGGGTACTGATAAAACTTTGGAACGGCTTTCATCAGTACCTCTATTTTACCATACTTTTTTGTGGTAAGAAAGGGGTTATTTTTATGGCAACCGCAAAGAAATTACCGTCGGGCAAATGGCGATGCCTTGCCTATATCGGCAAAGACGAAAACAGAAAACGGCAGTATAAGTCATTCACTGCCGACAGCAAGAAAGAGGCGGAATTTCTCGCCGCTTCCTATCTGTTGAACAAAAAGCAGGAAGAAAGCAGAATGACAATCAGCAGGGCGGTTTCGGAATATATTGAAAGTAAGGAAAATGTGCTTTCTCCGTCCACCATTGAAGGTTATCGTAAGATGGCTCGCAACTGGATAGGCGAGATTGCAAACATGGAAATTTCGGATTTCGATACGCCTGCTGCTCAGAGGTTTGTGAACGCTTTGTCTCGCAAGCTGTCCCCTAAAAGCGTTTCGAATACATGGGGTCTGGTTTCATCCGCCGTCCATCTGCAAGAGCCGGAAAAGGTTCTCGCTATCACGCTCCCTGCAAAGCGCAAGCAAATGCGCGAACTCCCGACTGCTGCACAGGTAATCAAGGCGGTTAAGGGCACGAACATCGAGCTGCCCGCATTGCTCGCTATGTGCTGTTCTCTGCGCATGAGCGAGGTCAGAGGGTTAAGATATAGGGACGTGAATAAAAACGTTCTGACAGTGCGTGAGGTACGTCTATGCCTTAAAGACGGAGACGTTAAACGCGAGCAGACAAAGACTTTCCAGAGTACGCGACGGATTACATTGCCTGCCTACATCGTTTCATTGATTGGTGAAGGTGAACCGGATGATTATATCGTCAACCTGACTTATTCTCAGGTATACAACCGCTTCGTTGACACGATTGAGCGCGCCGGTTTGCCGCATATGCGCTTTCACGATCTGCGCCACCTCAACGCAAGTGTAATGCTTGCACTTGGTATTCCGGAAAAATATGCGATGGAGCGCGGCGGTTGGTCTACCTCGTCTACACTGCAAAACGTTTATCAGCACACGTTCAGTTCTGAACGTGAGGAAGTAGATAAAAAAATCAACGCCTTTTTTGAGGCGTTGCTCTGATACTTGTGTTGCATTCTGTGTTGCATATGCTCTGAAAAGCGTGTTATTTGAATGCAAACATAAGTCATTGTGAACGACAAACACTGCACTCAGAGCGTATCTAACATTTGAAAAAATAGAAATAAATGCAGCTTTTGCAACGAAAAACAGAAAAAGCACGGTAAACCGTGCTTTTGAGTCTGGTGCCGGCGGGGGGACTCGAACCCCCAAGGTGTTTCCACCGGTTGATTTTGAGTCAACTGCGTGTACCATTTCGCCACGCCGGCATATGATGGGTGCATCGATAATTATACCGTACTGCACCCATTTTTTCAAGTATTATTTACGCAAAAAACTTATCCCTGATGCCGAGCACAAAGATGACGAGCACGATGAGCGGCAGGATATAGCTCACATAGAAGCGAATGCCGTCGCGCACCTTGATGCCGCCGCCGTCGTTCGCCTCGTTCTGGAAATTCTTCCATCCCCAGCCATAGCGCGAGGTGCAGAACAGCAGATAGACGAGCGAGCCGAGCGGAAGCCACAGATTGGAAACCAGGAAATCCTCAAGATCGAGAACGTTCGAGCCCGGGCCGAACGGCTGAAAGCCGCTCCAGACATTGAAGCCGAGAACGCACGGCATGGACAGCAGGATCATCAGAACGATGTTGATCGCCGCGGTCTTTTTGCGGCTCCAGCCGGTCAGATCCATGCAGCAGGACATGATGTTCTCGAAAACAGCGAGCACGGTAGAGAATGCCGCGAACGCCATGAATACAAAGAACAGACTGCCCCACAGACGGCCGCCTGCCATGTGGTTGAAGATGTTGGGCAGGGTGACGAAGATGAGGTTCGGACCGCTGTCCGGGGATACGTTGAACGCGAAGCACGCCGGGAAGATGATCAGACCGGCGGTGAAGGCGACAAAGGTGTCGAGCACAGCGACGTTGACCGCCTCTCCCATGAGCGCGCGTCCCTTGCCGATATAGCTGCCGAAGATCGCCATCGCGCCGATGCCGAGCGACAGGGTGAAGAACGCCTGATTCATCGCGCCCACGACCACGTTCGCCACGCCGGTCTCCGCCATGCGGCCGAAGTCCGGGATGAGGTAAAAGCGCAGTCCCTCGCCCGAGCCCGGGGTGCGGATGCTGTTGACGGCGAGCACGACCATGATGGCGAGCAGCGCGATCATCATGACCTTGGTCACGCGCTCCAGACCGCCCTGAAGGCCGAACGAGTTGATGAGGAAGCCGATGACCGCGATCATGCAGCCCGCCATGACGCCCGGCCGGGACAGCATTTCACCGAACACCGCGCCGACCTGCTCGGTCGTTGCTCCGACAAATCTGCCCGCTGCGGTCAGATAGAAATAGTGCAGCATCCAGCCGCAGACCGTCGTGTAGAACATCATCAGCAGATAGTTGCCGATCATCGCCAGATAACCGTGGATATGCCACCTGCTGCCCGGCTTTTCCAGCACCTGATAGGCGCGCACCGGGCTTTTCTGGCTGGCGCGGCCGACCGCGAACTCCATCGTCATGATCGGCAGACCGAGTATGAGCAGGAAGATCACATAGAACAGAACGAAGGCGCCGCCGCCGTACTGTCCGACCATCCACGGGAACTTCCACACGTTGCCGACGCCGATGGCGCAGCCTGCGCTGAGCAGAATAAAGCCCAGACGCGAACCGAGTCTTTCTCTTTGCATTTGTTTTTTAACCCCACTTATTACTACTTTTCTCTTTCACAGAACGCATCCTGCTGCGATTCTCCGCTTTCCGCCGCAGCTTCCTCGCTCTTCTGTGCTTTTCTGATGAGCTTGCGCTTCTTTCGAAGCGCCCGGAAGAACGTGCGCAGCTCGTCCGCACACTGCTCCTCCATAACGCCGGAAACGAGCTCCGGCTGA